GGCTTCACCTGTGAGAATAATCTGTGTATCACTGGAGGTTTCAATGAATGTCGATGCGGCCATGGGCATATCCGGCCACACATACCAGACCCCCCACCGATAGTTCCAGACGACCGCCTGGTTACATTCCGCCTGCTCTCCAGAGGGAGTGGGTCCCGGCCAGAACCACACGACATGTCCATTTTCAATGTCATGGGTGGCATGAATCTTGGTGCGTTGGGCATACAACGCTGTCTTCAGGGTCTCCTTGACCGGAGTGCTGATCACGACATCATTGTTCCCGTCAAACAGTCGAATATCACCCAATGGGGTGAAGTAGGCCTGCATGACCCGGGCTGTTTGGGAGGTCCCCCCAGAGGCATCGGTATAAACGGCCCCCGCAGGAATCTGCACAATCGATCGATGTGATGCGGCTCCAATCACGGCATTGGACTTGGTTCTCGTCCAATCCATGACATCTGAGACTATTTGCCCGGTGCCGGTGACGGTCCAGATGGAACGCTCACAGAACACGACCAACATTCCTTCGAAGTCCCCCACCATCCCGGTGATAACATCCCCCACGGACGTTTGGTCTGTAAAATCCAGGTAGTTGTTGACTCCCACCTGATCGGGTAGACCGGGATCGGACCAAAAGACCCGGCGAGGGTTAGCGTTGGTTCGCCCCCACCAGAGGCGTTGTTTGTGTGGCTCACAGAAGTAACTCCCGGATGCCGGAGCATCCCCATGTTCGGCAATCGTACGGTTGACAACAATCGTCAGGTCGTCTGCGTTGTCGGTGTAACTTGTTGTGGTGCGAACGTCAATAAAGGCGACCCAGTAGAAGGTCGCCCCTGATCCAGTGGTTCGGTAGAGTTCATACCCTACGACATCCGTGTCACTATCGGCAGTCCAGGATAGATTCCCCTGTTCATCTTGCAGTTGTATGGTGTTCGACGTGACAGATCCAGCGTGGCGACTGCCATCTGCCTCGACACTAACCAATTTCCAACTGTAACTCCCACTTAACCGACCGCTAGCCGTGTTGACTGCTGCCGTAGGGGTAGGGGACTTCACAGACGGACCTGCCGTGGACAGGGATGAGCCGTTCCACGACCTTGGGGCGACCACTCCATTGGCAAAGAACAGGGTGTTATCGACTTGTGCGAAATCCGGGATGGACCCCACCGACCCGCTGCCTAAATCAACAATAAAGGTCCAGGCGGCTCCATCATTGGTGCTATACCAGAGTTCGTACTCGTCACTCCCGTCATCAAACACACCCAGGAGTTGGCGTGTGTATGTGCCATCACTTTCAGTTTTTCGGTACGCACGAAGCGCACGGAGTCGGGCGGCTGACCCTCCGGTATTGGTGGTCACCGCTGAACTGTTCTGTTTACTGTAGCCGAGAATCTTCTTGGCCCGTCCGAGCTTGTCGATCCAGAGATTGCGACTTCCGCTGGAGGAATAAATCGACGGCAGGGCGACGGAATGAATCCCCTCCTGGGTGCCCAGGAAAACGGTAAAGACCTGTGTTTGGACAGGATAGGCCATTACAACGTGGCTCCTGCTGAAAGGTCAAAGGCTCCGCCATGCTGCAGGAGAATCTGCCCCCGATGTCTGGCACTTTCCAACGTACGCACAGGTTTCCAGGGCTGACTTGCATAGACATAGGGAATGGAATGCTCTCCCACGGCATTGGTGTGGCGTTCCATGCGTCCTGCTGCCTGCCAGGATTCCATGCGGCGTCCGTTTGCCTGCACAAAGCCTGCAGCTCCATCATAGGCATGACTTCCCTGCATAACTTGATCCTCTGGACGGTTCTGGCCCCCAGTTGGGGTTTCAAAACCAGTCTGCAGCAGGGAAATCACGTCTCCATCTACTCCAGCAAAGTCATCCACGGGAATCTCCTCAAGAGCCCGTTCGTGGACAGCGATTGGAATCGTGGGAGCGCCTTTTCGGATGGCCTTGACAACATCATTGCGCTGTTTGAGCTGAGACCCTCCATAAATGTCTCCCATTTCCCGAAAGGGGACCATAAAATTGCATAGATCAGCAGTCAGTTGTGCTGTGGCTGTCAAGTGTGACAAGAGCTTGCTGTGGTTGCCCTGTAAATGCTGGAAAAAGAACTCCTGACTCAGGCACCAGCAGACGGGAGCTTTGTCGGCAGCAATGACACGCTCAAAGACAGCCCTGACACGTTGTTCATCCATCAAGCCATTAAATGGCGTTTCATTTAAGGACGGACGTGTGCCGGTGGAACAACAGATCACGACATGATCAGAATGGTCCCGAATTTCCGGGAGCTTCAGGTAGCGATCTATTTTTTCATCGGCCCAGGTCATCATCCGTTGGCTTGCGAGCCAGAAATCCTCAGAGCCTGGATAGAGCCAGGTGCCCCGTGCTTTCCGCCAGTCATGACGTAAGCCATTGTGGACCTCATCCGGGGGTCCAGCATATTCATGTTCCAGCCATACCTTGTAGTCATCGAGTGTGGGACATTTGATGGCTTCCCCATACCAGAGGCTGGCTCCAAGTAACCATCGCGCATGGCCCAACTCCCAATCTTCGGGGGTGTTGCCTGTCACATGGTAGAACACATTGATGATGTCTTCGTTCGATTCCCCACACAGCGACTTCCACGTCCCGGTGCCGTGTAGGTTGGAACCGTGTAGGTTGATGCCGGTGAATCGCTGGTGGTTATTAGGCACGGTTAGAGTTTGGTTTTAATCGCGGCTACCACCTGCGCCGTGACATCTTCGTCTGCGACATCAGAGAGAACTTCAATGAGGGATGCAATCACTGGGTCTGCGACAAGCGTTTCCGCCACTACTTCACTGTATGCCGCATGTACCGTCTCATGATTAAAGTCATCAATGATAGGCTGCGCTTCAGCTTGAAGTGATGCTGGCTGCACTTGCCACGTTGATTTATTGTCTGGATCGCCAATCGACACACCTACAATATCGAGTCCTGCTGCTCGACAGGCATAATCCAATTCTTCTCCGACACTCATTGTAGGGTGGCTCATCCGTCAATCTCCCCATACAGGCCCGATTTGCAAATACCTGCCCCGTCCCCATACCACGTTGTAGTTCCGGTTGCGGTACTCTTCTCCGTCCACACCCAATACTGAAAGCCGACTGATGGATACTTTGTCAAATTGGCTTCCACCTGTTTGGCGTTATAAGTCGCAATTTCAGGGGCACTATACGCTGTCGCATCATTCGCTGACGTGCCGCCCTCATCAATCCCCACCTGCACCGTACAGTTGTTATCCCCAATGGTGTTGGCTGCAAGGCCAAGCACATTCAGGTTGAGCAACGCTTCGGGCCACCCAACGCAGGTATCGACCTGATTTGATGTTGAGGCATTCGCTTGTCGATAGGTCGCGGTGGTATACGTCCACGAATCGGTTGTTTCGAGCCTCTGCAAAGGACGGCGCACTCTGTTGTAGTAGTTCCACAAGTACCGCTTGACCATCGTGTCTTCAGTCTGCCCTCCACTTGCATTGATATACACCGTGCCAAGATACCGTCGAGTGGTTGCACCGCTCTTGCTCAACACCCCATTCTGGTAGGCCAATGCTGTGGCTCTCGTCGTATTGTTCGTCCAGATAAGCGTTTCAATCGTCACCGTTCCACTGTTATCGTAGGCAAACACATCATAGGGCTTAATGGCAGTAAACCCGCTGAGACTAATCGTGATCTGCGTAAATGTCCGTATGTTCCACGATGATCCGTCATACAGTGCAATCTTGTCCCCAACATAAGGGGTGTAATAAATAGAAGTTGCGCCAGAGACATCAGCCGTCGTAACGGGCGTATTGCTGGTCGCTGTGAGTCGGCCTTCAGCCACACCCAACGCCGGATCATCTGATGCTGGAGCAGCCCATGAGCTATCGCCCCGCAGAAAGGTCGAGCTACTCGCCGTGCCACTCCCCAATCTGGCGGTTGCCACGGTGCCTGATGTAATGTTCCCCGCCGCATCACAGCCGATACTGGCGCGGAGGGTTGACCCACTTTCCGCCACCGGATCAGTAGACCCGTCCCCAACAATCATCTCCCCGTCAGAAAGCACCGCCATCGCGGTGACGGCTGATGTGCCACTCCCCAACAGTACGCCACCATCGGTCAGTGAACTGGCTCCCGTGCCGCCATCAGCAACCGCGACATCCGTGCCGCCAGCCCGATAGATGGCATTCCCTTCAATCGTGACATTTCCTGCGCTGGCACGCGCAAGTGTAGTGTCACTCTCGGCTCCAAGCTCAATAGCGGTAAACTGTGGGCTATCGCCCGTACCCACACCGATACTGGTCCGAAGTGTCGCGCCGCTTTCTGCAACAGGATCACCTGACCCATCGCCAACGATCATCTCTCCATCGGACAGGACCGCCATCGCAGTAATCGCGCTTGATCCGCTTCCCAATAACACGCCACCGTCTGTGAATGTGCTAGCCCCTGTGCCTCCGTCACCAACCGGCACGTCAGTGCCTCCTGCACGGTAGATAAGATTTCCCTCGACATTAAGGTCTCCAGAACTCGCCCGTGTCACGGTGGTATCGCTGGCATGACCCACGTTCACACCCGTGAATTGAGGACTGTCCCCGGTGCCGACCCCAATACTGGTTCTCAGGGTTGCGCCACTCTCCGCGACCGGATCACCGGAACCGTCACCGACAATCATTTCTCCGTCTGACAGTACGGCCATTGCGGTAATGGCACTGGTCCCACTTCCAAGCAAGACCCCGCCATCCGTAAACGTCGCTGCGCCCGTGCCCCCACGATTGACTGCGAGAGTGCCTGTCACATTAGCTGCGGCCAGGTAATAGCTGCCCTCTTGCCCATCCAGCTTATCCGCATCCAGATAGGCCACCACCGCTGCGCCTGAGACACAGGCAAACGGGGCATTGGTGCTGCGGCTGAAGGTATGAAGGCCCGTAATCGTATAGGCGTTCTCCTCTGTCAGCAGCGTATTATTTGATAAATCTGCGTCAGTGTTGGAAACTTGGATATCTGCCATCTATTTACGCCTACGTCTGGTGTCAGCTGTTAATGGATAGGGTTGACGCAATCTTTCAACATGATCTTGTTCTGCCTGTTCAAATTCGTCTTGCAATGTCCACGGCCACTTGCCTTTCCTGCGACGATACAACTCCATAAGTGGATCGGCAGTCAGAGCTTCATACGCCTCGAATTGACGCACGACATCTTGTTCGTTTGAAATGGGGCCGGTTGTAAAACGCGAAAGAAAATCTGGATCAACTCCCCCTCTAAATCTGATGCCTGAACCACTAGGTTTAGACGCAAATCTATAAGGTGGTTGATCGTAGTGATAAAACGCCTTATTCATGCCACGCAACCGTCCTGTCGGGCTTCGTCTTCGGCGCGTCGAGCCGCCCGGACCCGGAGCCGTATCAAACGGTCGCGGCAGAGGAAGA